GGACAAAGCCAAACAATATTAAAGAGAATTGGCGTGTAACTAAAACGTGTTTGCGTTTAGGTAGCAAGATAATAGGTAAGTGCATGATGGGTTCTACCTCAAATGCACTAAGTAAAGGTGGTCAGAACTTTAAAGAGATGTATGAAGATTCGGCTGTTGCAGTTAGAAATGCAAATGGGCAAACTAAGAGCGGATTGTATTCTTTATTTATTCCAATGGAATGGAATATGGAAGGGTTCATAGATTTATATGGGATGCCTGTATTTAGAAAACCCAAAGAACCTGTTGTTGGTGTTGACATGTTAATGATAAAAAATGGAGCAATTGATTATTGGGAGGCGGAAGTTGATTCACTTAAGAATGACGCTGATGCGTTGAATGAATTTTATCGTCAGTTTCCAAGAACAGAATCGCATGCATTTAGAGATGAAAGCAAACAGTCATTATTTAATCTAACTAAAATATACCAACAGATTGACTATAATGATTCTTTAATAAAAGAACACTATGTAACTCGTGGGTCATTTTCTTGGAAGGATGGAATAAAAGATACTCAAGTTATTTTTACACCCGATTCAAGGGGTAGATTCTTAATTAGTTGGACACCACCAAAGCATTATCAAAATAACGTACATTTGCGAAACGGCATAAAATATGCCGGAAATGAACATATTGGGTCTTTTGGTTGTGACTCGTATGATATATCTGCAGTAGTAGGAGGAAGAGGGTCTAATGGAGCATTACACGGGATGACTAAGTTTCACATGGATGATGCTCCAATAAATGAATTTTTTTTAGAGTACATAGCAAGACCACAGACGGCAGAGATTTTTTTTGAAGAAGTATTAATGGCATGCGTGTTTTATGGTATGCCTATATTAATTGAGAACAATAAACCAAGACTCTTGTATCATTTTAAGAATAGAGGATATAGAGGGTTCTGTATGAATAGACCTGATAAGCATTTTTCTAAATTATCAAAAACAGAAAAAGAACTTGGAGGCATTCCAAACTCATCAGAAGACGTTAAACAGGCTCATGCTTCAGCTATTGAATCTTATATAGAGAAACATGTGGGATTTGATTTAGAAGCAAAATACAGGGACCCTGAAGAGATAGGTACAATGCCTTTTATAAGAACATTAGAAGATTGGGCAAGGTTTGATATTAATGATAGAACTAAATTTGATGCTTGTATAAGTTCGGGGTTAGCAATCATGGCAAACCAAAAACATTTATATGTGCCTGAAAAAAAAGAATCAAAAATAAAGATTAACTTTGCGAAGTATAAAAATGATGGAACAACAAGTCAATTGATTAGATGAAAAATATAGCAATAGATATAACCTCTGTTTCTTTTCCAAGTCAATTAGCAACTGACGCAGAAAAAGCAAGTGATGCATTTGGTCTACAAGTCGGTCAAGCTATTCAATATGAATGGTTCAGAAAAGACGGAACTTCTTGTAGATACTATAGCCAATGGCGTGATTTTAGGAGACTAAGATTATATGCTCGTGGTGAACAACCTGTAGCAAAATACAAGGATGAATTAGCTATAGATGGAGATTTATCTTATCTAAATTTAGATTGGACTCCGGTTCCTATTTTACCTAAGTTTATTGATATAGTTGTAAATGGCATGAGTGATAGGCTTTTTAAAGCAAAAGTTTATTCTCAAGATGCAATGTCTTTATCAAAAAGAAGTAAGTATCAGGAAATGATACAAGGACAGATGGCTGCAAAAGACATTATGCATATTGTAAAAGAAACAACAGGCGTTAATACATTTATGGATGACCCTGATAACTTACCGGCTGATGATGAAGAATTGGCTTTGTATATGCAATTAAAATACAAGCCGGCAATTGAGATTGCAGAAGAAGAAGCAATCGATACAATTTTTGCAGAAAATCATTATGACGATACAAGAAAAAGACTTGACTATGACGCTACTGTAATTGGTATAAGCGTAGCAAAGCATGAATTTTTAAAGGGCTCAGGTGTTAAAATATCTTATGTTGACCCTGCTAATATTGTTTATAGTTATACAGAAGACCCATTCTTTAGAGATTGTTTTTATTGGGGAGAAATTAAAACATTACCAATCACTGAGGTAATGAAAATTGACCCAACACTAACAAAAGAAGATTTACAAGAAATAACTCAATATAGTCAAGGATGGTATGATTATTATAACGTAGCACAGTTTTATGAAAACAGTGTGTTTAATCGTGATACATGTACTTTAATGTACTTTAATTACAAGACTACTAAGAAAATTGTTTATAAGAAAAAGATACTTGATAATGGCGGTTCTCGTTTTATTGAAAAGGACGAGACGTTTAATCCTCCAACAGAAATGATGGAAGAAGGCAACTTTGAAAAAGTTGAAAAAACAATTGATGTTTGGTACGAAGGTGTTATGGTAATGGGTACCAATATTTTATTGCAATGGAGAATGTCTGAGAATATGGTTCGTCCAAAATCAGCTACTCAGCATGCATTACCAAACTACATTGCTTGTGCTCCTCGTATGTACAAAGGAGTTATTGAATCATTATGTAGAAGGATGATTCCTTTTGCTGATTTAATTCAGATTGTACATTTAAAATTACAACAAGTAACAGCTCGTGTTGTGCCGGATGGGGTATTCATTGACGCTGATGGATTAAATGAAATAGATTTAGGAACAGGAAATGCTTATAATCCTGAAGATGCTTTGAGGTTATACTTCCAAACAGGTAGTGTAATCGGTAGGAGTTATACTCAAGATGGAGAATTTAACAATGCAAGAGTTCCGATAACTCAACTTACTTCTAATTCAGGAGCAAGTAAAACTCAAATGTTATTGAGCAATTTCAACCATTATATGGATATGATACGCTCAGTTACCGGATTGAATGAAGCAAGAGATGGTTCTATGCCTGACCCTAATTCATTAGTAGGAGTTCAGAAATTAGCTGCATTAAATTCAAATACAGCAACAAGACACATACTTGATAGTGGATTGTTTATATATCGTTCATTAGCAGAAGCTTTAACTTATAGAGTTGCAGATATTTTAGAATACTCTGATTTTAAAGAAGAGTTTATAAACAAAATTGGTAAGTACAACGTATCAATATTGGATGACATCAAGGATTTATACATTTATGATTTTGGTATTTTTATAGAAGTATCACCGGATGAAGAACAAAAAGCACAGCTTGAAGCAAACATTCAAATAGCTTTATCTAAGGGAGATATAAACCTTGAAGATGCAATTGATATTAGAGAACTTAAAAATCTTAAACTTGCGAATCAGTTGTTAAAGATGAAGCGAGTTAAGAAACAAGAGAGAGAAGAAAAGATGGCTATGCAATCTCAAGCCATTACTGCACAACAGCAAATGCAATCTCAGCAGTTAGCTGCACAAACGGCTATGCAAAAAATACAAGCCGAAACTGAGTCTAAAATGCAAATTAAACAAGCCGAAATTCAGTTTGAAATGCAGAAGATGCAAATGGAAGCTCAGATGAAATCTCAATTGATGGCAGAAGAGTTTAATTATAACTTAAGAATGCATGATATGGAAATTGGTAAAATATCAGAAAGAGACCAAATGAAAGAAGATGCAAAAGCAAAAAGAATTAGTCAACAAAATACAGAACAATCTAAGTTAATTAATCAAAGAAAAAACAATTTACCTCCTTTGAATTTTGAATCAAACGAGGATAGCTTAGACGGTTTTGATTTGGCTGAATTTGAACCTCGATAAAAATTGAAAAAAAAACTATAAATTTGCTTAATAATTAAATCAAATCAAATAAAATGGAAAACATAAAAGTTAGACTCTTAGATGCAGGAGAAGAAAAAGGCGTTGCTCAAGTAGAACAAGAATTACTTGATAAGCATCAAGAACAATTAGAAGGAAATGAACCATCAATAGAAATTGAAACTCCGACTTTACAAGAGGAAGATTTAAGTGAAGAAAAAGTTCTTTCATATATTGGGAAAAGATATAACAAACAGATAAATTCATTTGATGAATTAATGTCTGAAAGAAATAGCAACGAAGAATTACCTGAAGATGTTTCTGCTTTTTTGAAATATAAAAAAGAAACAGGACGTGGATTTGAAGACTTTGTTAAATTAAAGAAAGACTTTGATTCAATGGATTCAGACCAAATAATAAAAGAGTATTTATCATCAACACAGGAAGGACTTGATGCAGATGATATTGATTCTTTAATGGATGATTATAGGTTTGATGAAGATTTTGATGATGAGTCAACTGTAAAGAAAACAAAGATTGCTAAAAAGAAAATTGTTGCAGAAGCTAAAAAATATTTTAATTCTCAAAAAGAAAAATACAAGATGCCACTTGAGTCAAGTGGTGGATTGATTTCTAATGATGAGAAGGAAGTATATGAAAGCTATAAGCAATATTTGAATAATGCGAAGACCATAGAGGAGGAGAATAATCGCAAACGTCAATGGTTTAACCAAAAGACAGAAGATGTTTTTAATGGAGAATTTAAAGGTTTTGAGTTTAACATTAATGACAAGAAAATTGTATTTTCTCCCGGAGACGCTGCTGAGTTAAAAAAGAATCAATCGACACCTCAAAACTTTATTAATAAGTTTTTAGATGAGCAAGGTTTAATTAAAGACGCAGCAGGATATCATAGGTCATTAGCAATTGCAATGAATCCTGAGAGATTTGCAAAACACTTTTATGAACAAGGGTTAGCAGATGCTACAGAAGGAACAATGAAGGGCATAAAAAATATAAATATGTCTGAAAGAAAAGTTCCTGAAGTTAGTAAACCAAAGGATGGAATGCAGGTGAAAGCGGTAAACCCTGATTCAGGCAGAAGCTTGAAAATCCGTAGTATAAAACGTATTTAAAACAATTTAAAAAACAAAAAAAATGGCAGGTCAATTACAAGCAACGCCCACCTTCGCTCTCCAACCATCGGCAGAACAGGTAGCGTTACAAACAAACTATATTACTAACTTCAACTTCTTGAATCAGTATCTTCCTGATACTTACGAGAAAGAATTTGAGCGTTATGGTAATAGAACAGTAGCTTCATTTTTAAGAATGGTAGGTGCTGAAATGCCTTCTAACTCTGACCAAATTAAATGGGCAGAACAAGGTCGTCTTCACATTAAGTATACTCAGTGTACTTCAGCAGCAGCAGCAGGTTCTTCAACAGCAACCTTTACTGTAGCTGATGCTAATGTTACTTACATTGCAATCCGTGTAGGACAAACTTTAATGATTCAAACAAATACGACTTCAGGTGGTACTGCAGGTGTATTCAATAAAGCAATCGTTACTGCAGTTCCTTCTGCAACAACTTTTACCGTAGCTTTCTATGAAGCAGCAGGTCAAGCGTTTGCAGCAGCAGTTCAGTGTACTGTATTCATTTATGGTTCTGAGTTCAAAAAAGGAACTAACGGAATGGTTGGTTCTTTAGAAGCTGAAGATGATATCTTTAGCAACAACCCAATTATCATTAAAGATAAGTATGCGGTTAATGGTTCTGATATGGCTCAAATTGGATGGGTTGAAGTTACAACTGAGAACGGTGCTACAGGTTACTTGTGGTATTTGAAATCAGAGCATGAAACTCGTTTACGTTTTGAAGATTACTTAGAGACTGCAATGATTGAAGCAGTTCCTGCAGCAACAGGTTCAGGTGCTAAGAATGCAGGTTTGATGGGTTCTGAAGGTATCTTCTACGTTGTAAACTCTCGTGGTAACGTATGGGGTGCAGGTACACCAACTTCATTAACTGATTGGGATAGTATTGTATCTCGTTTGGATAAGCAAGGTGCTATCGAGGAAAACGTAGTATTTGTAAATCGTGGTTTAAGTTTCGACATTGACAATATGTTGGCTACTTTAAATGGTTACACTTCAGGCGGTGTTGCTCAATCAGCTTCTTTCGGTTTGTTCGACAATGACGTAAACATGGCGTTAAACTTAGGTTTCACAGGTTTCCGTAGAGGTTATGACTTCTACAAGTCTGATTGGAAATACCTAAATGACCCTACAATGCGTGGTGGTACAAACGGTACAGTTGCAACTGCAACAGGTACAATTACAGGTCTTTTAGTTCCTGCAGGTTCTACATCAGTGTATGACCAAATCTTAGGCAAGAATGCTAAGCGTCCTTTCTTACACGTTCGTTATAGAGCTTCTGAAGCAGAAGACAGACGTTATAAGACTTGGATTACAGGTTCTGCCGGTGGTGCAGCTACAAGCGACTTAGATGCAATGGAGG